AACAGATCTGCCGCCAAATGGATGTGTAAGTAAAGCTGCTGCTTTTCTGACACCCGCGTTGGCTGCTTGAAAACCAAGTTCCGCAACCGGTCCACCAAACATAGATACAGCAGAACCGATAGTCGAGAAGACATCTGCAATTGCAGCCGCTTTGCTGGATTGGCTGTGTTCAGCACCAAATTGACTGTTCATGCGGTCAAAATCAAATGCAGTTTCATTGGCATAGTGGAGCATGCCTGTAATAGCAGCAACCTTACCGGCTACGTTGAGCATACCGTATCCTACACCCATTTGCTTTGACGACCAGTTCTTAAATGGTCCTTTTCCGGGACTAACCATAGAAGTTGTAAAGTCGGTGGTGGGAACATTGTCGGGTGAAAACAAGCTCGATGCAACACCACCAACACCGTTCTTTTGAGATGCCAAGTACATGGCACCCATAGAGCCGATGGCTCCAAGCTTTGAAGGTGCCCCACCATTCCCAACATCCAGCATACCTTCAATACCTTTATACGCTATTGCAGTGCCGAGTGCATTCTTTACCAAGGCACCGCTTCCCATTGCACGAAATCCAAGAAATCCAACAACAGCAGCATTGACTAAATGAAATGCTGATTCTGGTGCCAACCCTAAAGAGCTGGCAGCCTTTAGTGACAATTCATTCCACATATTTGAGATGTGGTCAAGTACAGGCTGTGTTTTTGCCTGTGCATCTGAGAGCGATTTGTTGTATCCTTCAAATCCCTTTGACATATCCTTAAGAATATCTGCACTGCTTTTAGTGGAGTCACCAATGCTTAAAGAAATATCATTGATGTCTCCCGTATGCATACGGATAGCATTAAATGTCTCTTCGCCCATAAGAGACTTGAAATTCTGCTCTACAACTGTGCGTTCATCCTGTGTCCAGTCGCGGCTGTTCGCTTTACCGTGCGTAGACGCAAGTATGGATGAACGCATGGCCTCTGTGAAATCGGCCACACTCATGTGTGTAATCTGTTGTATCTGCTCACGGTCACTACCCTGCAGCGTATGGTTCAGCTTGAAAGGTTGCAGAAATGACATCGGATCAGCTATGGATTTTGCATACAACTCACTGATACCACTGATCTCTTCTTGACCAAAACCTGCGCGATTAAGATTAGCTATACCAGATAACGAGGTGTTTGTGGCATCCCCCAGACTCACTCCACTATTTGTGAGAACTTTTGTCAATCCGAGCGCCTGTTGTATTGCTGGTCCTGCATCACCAGGAGCAAGACCCATACCACTCCACAAATCTGTCATTTTGGTAAGTGTTCCAAAAGCAGACCCCACTGTTACACCACGACCACCGTATTGTTGAACCATCTCCTTTACGAGTGCGCCGTAATCAACACCACGCATTTCACCAACACCAGTCATGGTTTCAATAACATTATTACGCTGCGCAGGTGTCATGTTGCGCATATCTTTCTGCATATCCATGAAGTTGCGCATTTCTCGGTATTGCTGTTCGTAGTTTTCACGAAACTGTGTGCCATATTTTGTAGCTACACTTGCCATCTGCTGCATGTATTGATAGGACTCTGTACGGAGAGCACCAACAGTTCCACCCAGGTTACCTCCGTTTTGATTTCCGGCTGTCGCAAATTGTGTAACCTTGGAGATGTTCTTATCAATCTCCATTGATATCTGACCAAGACGACCTGATACGCCTATAAGAGCACCACCCAAACGTCCGTAAACACGCTCAGTCTTTGCTATGGATTCTGCAAGACGATCAAACTGAACTTGACTATCTTTGGAAAGGTTGGCAAGACGTGATATATTGGCGGCAGACTGTTCAACATGATAGGAGCTTAGTTTACCAACCGCAGCACCTGCATACAACGGATTGGTTAGAACTGTTTCAATTGCATTTTTGATATCACCAAGAACGGACTGTAACGCAAACATCTTCTCAGCGCCCATAGCTTCAGCGCCGACATTGGATGCCTGTCCTGTTACGTCTCCACCTAATCCAAGATCTTTATCAGCCATTAGCGTTTATCTGAGTTAAATACAAGCGGTCCTATGTAACGAATCGGAGTAATTTTTGAAAGTTCACATTTAACCATAATGTCGGTTGTACCGTGTGGCATGTGTGTGCGTTCTAAGTCATTGTATTCTTCAATTGCATCTGATTCTGTATCGCACCAGTGTCCATATGCACAATCTTCTTCTGGATCAACCTCGACTAAAACGGCAAAGATTTTAACCAAGCTGACTGCAGGGTCATCTTTTACCAACCATCCAACAGCGGGGAATGGCGGTGTCGAAGATTTACAAGACTCTCTAATCATTGGATTTGTGGAATCAACTACTAACGCACTACTAATTTCTTGAGAATTAGTAGTTAGCTCCATCTCTTCTGAACCTTTTGCTTTGATCTCATCCAACTTATTCATCACAGCAATGTCAGACATCTTTGTGTTGTCTTGTAACAAGGCAGACAGAGACTGCTCATCAAGAGGAGTCTCCGATTCATTTATTTGGTACAAGCCACCGGAAATGTAGGCGATCTTAGTGAGCATCAAACACGTTCCAGATATTTTTGCCAATGTTCAAGAGGTACATCAAATTCAAACCACGTTGGTGCAGGCGCGTTGATAATTAAATGTCCTCTTCCCCATGTACCGTCTATTAGCATACGCACATATTTGACAGTGAAAGTTTCATTCACAATTTCAGGAGCATTGTTCAGACCTATATCTTTCATCGGTGCATCGTGCTTAAACTTCAATTTTTCGCCGACAGATATTTCAGAAGAGATTTCTGAACTTTCTTTGGTCATCCCCTGCGTCAAAGCGTATTCACGTTCATGGTATTTATCCCTCAACACCTCTGGAACACGATAACCTTCCTGAACTTTGTACGCCTGCTGTTCTCCTGGATCTTCGTGATACACCTTGCCGTAATCATAGTATTCAGGGTGTGTTGTGTTGGGTAACGGCGCAACAACGTCCTTATACCCCTGCTTGAAGTAATCCTGAACGATGTGCGTAAGCTCATGCGTCATCGTCATGTTCAGATAACGATTGATAAACGACTTGCGAATGTCTTCAAGTGATCGCGTCTTTGGGTAGGATTCTTGTTTAAGTCTCCAATACCAATCTCCACCATACCACTCAATCCTGTTATCTGACTCGAACGATTCGGCCTTTTGACCGTGTGATCCTTTTTCAGCAAAGTCTATCTTCACAGTCTTGAGACGTTCCATAAGATCTGGATGTTCCGTCAGAACTGCCTTGAAATAGTTCTCGAAGTATTCACGTACATGCCAAGGAAGCTCTTCATAGGTGATGTTCTTCAAAGAGGCAGCAATCTCCTCTTTACTCCACAGACCTGTCACACCGCCTTGCTGCTCAGGCTCTGTGTATTCCACCTGTTGGTGCAGAGGCATGTCTTTGAAGTCTTGTCTGTACGTCCCTGGATAGCGTCCACCCCAGTAATTATCACGGTAATTGTGGAATGCGGTTTGTTCAAGATATTTCTTGACACTTTTTCTGAATTTATTCTTCTCTACAGGGTGACCTTCGATGAAGTATTCTTTTGTACCGTCTGCACGTTCAACTGCCGGTCCGCTGATTCTATGCAGCAAACCTCGGTCATCCCTGTAAGAGGTTACACCGAGGTGCTTGTCTACAAATTTATAGAAGTAGTCCTGTGTACCACTCACCATGTTGTGTTCCATAGTGAAAGAAGGCGTATCTATATTACGTGGTTCGTCAAAATCCTCTACATCGTTTAAACCATCATCGGCATCCTCACGCCAATCAAGCGCCAGAGACTGAAGAGGTGTGTCAACTGCGTGTCTGTGTGTAAGTCTTAAAAGATCACTCATAAGTTTGAATACACTGGAAACTCGTATTCGGAAGTAGGATGGTAGAAACTTGTACCTGTAACAAATCCCTGCACAACCCATGTCCCAGGCATACTCAGGTCTGTCGTCAACGTTGTGTATTGAAAATTGCCGTCAGAACCATCTGTACTGAAAGATGCGACTACATTCAACTGTGTCACACCATTTGGTGCGCTCAAGATCATAGTCAAAAGCGTGGCATTCTGGATAGGAAAAATACTTCCATCGGGGTTCGTTGCAGTAAGTTGAATTGTGGTGGTTTCACCAACGTGCATTGCTGGGATCATAAGTCTTTTCCTTTACTGCATCCTGAACCACGTGAAGTTCAATCCACTTGAACCACTCGCTGGACGATAGATGTTCAAAACACCATTACCTGCAACGTAGCTCAGAACATCAAACTGATTTACAGTGCTTCCATTTGGTGTTAACTGGTAGTAATCCGTAGATAATGCGTTAGGTATTGTGACACTCGCAGAAGTAGAGGTTCCTGTGAATGCACCATTTCCGCGCATAAGCGCTGAACCAAGGATTGAACCTGAGATGAAAGTGTTACCGAGAAAGTCTACATAAAATGCATCTGAAAGATTTGATGAACTTGTGCCATTGCCGATAATAAACGCTTGGTTAGACGGGGTGTAAACAGCAGCTACACCATTTAAAATATTCCACTGTCCTATGGTATATTGGGCATAGCCTTGCGCAGTTGTTGTGTTACCTGCTGAATGAGCAGCTTTTCCTGTTGCTTGTGTTAATACGCCTTCTGCATGTGAATAGTCACCGCCAGCACTTGTATTGCTGCCCTCCGCATGAGATGCTAACCCAGATGCGTATGTCTCAGAACCTTCAGCGTGTGCTGCTGTGTTTAACGCATATGTTAGTGAACCTTCTGCATGTGAGGATGCGCTTGACGCGCTTGTTGTAGAACCTTCTGCATGACTACCACTGTTAGTAGCCTGTGTTCCACTCCCCTCTGCATGACTGGAATTACCACTTGCGAGGTTTCCGGAACCCTCTGCATGGCTGTAATTTCCAGAGGCTATATTATTGTTGCCCTCAGTGTGTGCTTGCGTACCTGTATTTGTAAAATTTGTGCCAAACGCGGCATTACGAATAGCATCAATCATTTTCTTCGTTGGTACAAGCGCAACCTTAATCATATCACCAACCGTATTATGTGCTACAGCCGATGTACCTTCTTGTCCACGAGTAATGGTGAAGGTGTCTGCGCTACCAGATGTGACAGTTACAATCTCATAGTCTGTTGCAGAAACAGGATCGGGTGAAGCCGTATAGTCCCATACAATGATGTTGAATTGTCCTTCAACAACGGCATTGGGGAAATTAGCGCCATAGCCTGTCTGAAGTGTGAGTGTGCTGCCGCTTGCACTAATTCCAGAGGAAAGGGATGCAATGGCTATGTTTCGCACCGGATCGAGCGTATTCATGTGTTTTTGTGTCCTACTTGTTTATTAAGTATAGCGTCCAACGTCTTTGAATGTAACCTTGTTCATGACATAGACTTTGAATGTGTGTACATACTTCATTATGTGTTGCAGAAATGTAACATCTGCATCGCCGTAGGGCGTGTTGCCGTATGGAAAATTTCCGTACATATTAGGTGGTACCTTGCTGAAGTGGAACAATGTTCTGTGGGACCAGTGTTACAAATGGAACGGGCACAGTATTGATCTTCTTTTGTGCTGCGACACCAAGCTGACTTTTACTGAAGAAATATCTCCCAGGATCAGACGTTGGATCTATATCGCTGTGATAGTACACGTTCTTTAGCGTGTAGAATTCAGTAAAGTAATCAATCAGAGATAAAAGACGTGACAATTGCAGTGGTGTTGGTGCTGTGTTTTGAAAATCTCCTACCACAAGAATGTGCACGGATGTTTGATTGATCTTATCATCATGTGTGCATGTAGACTGATGATGCTGAGTGTAGCTCGTAAGTCTGTTCAACGCCACATTCTGAACGTATTGCTGCGGTGAAACGCCATAAGACCATCTTGGCGTAACATCGTAGGTACCGTCGATGTTCAGTACAATGTCCTGATCCAGTCCGAATTTCTGTGACTGAACCGCAGCCTTATTCATATTTATGCCGATGGGAACAGCACTTGAATTTGAAAGACCCGCGCTGTAAATCACAGCATTAACTATGTCACTGTTCTGACGGAAGTCACGAACAACTGTACCGGAAACAGATTTGAGTGCGTTACCCAATTTCGAGAACGCAACCGAGACTGTTTGGTTAGTCTGCACGTTGGTAAATGTGTAACTTGTGGCAAGTCTCTGTACAGTACCATTAACGGTAAGATTCGTTAATTGATAACCGTAGTCTGGTGTTATGCTGAAAGTCTGGCTACCTCCATAAGACAGCACAATATTACCTGCTGGTAAAACTGTACCGCCAGCTGTGGCAGATACATTGATGTAGTAGGCTTCGCTAAAGCTAACGCTGATTGTATGACCAGCAACAATATTCGAGAATGTGTAACTTGATGCAAGTGCTTGCGGAACACTATCTACCAAGAGTGTTGCTAAATGAAATCCTGTGTTTGGTGTAAATGAGAATGTCTGTGTACTTCCGGAAGACACGGTAACTGAACCGCTTGGAGAGATCGAACCGTTAGTGTCAGAACTTGCTACAATAGTGTATGTCGGAATCAGGCTGTATGTAACTGCAATCGAATGTGCAGATTGTACATTACTGAAAGTGTAGCTCGAAGATAATGACTTCGACACACCATCAACAGTTAGTGTCGATAGTTGATATCCTGCATTTGGTGTAAAGTTAAATGTCTGCGCACTTCCTGATGTTACAGTTACGGATCCAGTAGGCGATATTGTACCGTGAGAATCAGAACTTGCAGTAATGGTATACGTAATGAGACTATACGTAACTGCAATAGTATGATTCGCAGCAACATTGGAAAATGTGTAGCTGCCGGATGGTGTTGTAAATGAACCATCGACAGTAAGTGTTGCTAACTGATAGGTTGCGTTGGGTGTGAAATTAAATGTTTGTGAGCTGCCAGAAGCAACAGTTACAGAACCTGTAGGAGAAATACTTCCGTTTGGGCCAGAGGAGGCTGCAATAGTATAATTCGTAACACCTATACTAAAAATTGAATATATACGCCCACTAAAAGAAGTAGCAGGGACATCATTGATAGTGGTAACAGGATTTGTCCATAAAGCACCTCCAAAAGCGGAGCTATAAAGTACACCGTTTGTTGTACCTGTGTAGATATTGGATACATCAGCACACATTGAAGTAACGTCTATATCTACAATACCTATCGAGGAAGCACTATAAGTAGAAAGATCTGTGGTTTTGTATACGCCATCATCATAGTTTGCAAGATAATATGCAGTGCCGTCCGTACAAAATTGTTGTGGTACGGAAAATCCATATAATGAGGCTTGCCACGTTGAACCGCTGGTTGCAGAATAATATATACTGGCCAGCCCAAAGCCAGTGATACCTATATCTTCTTTTAAGAAGATACCACCAGATCCAGCGTACTCCCCAATATCTAAAACCTTGTTCCACGTCACACCATTATCTGGTGCATTCCATATCTGACCAACATCATTGGCACCTAAACAATTAATACCAGACGCAGCAACAGCATAAAATATTGGTCCAGCTGTTGCGGCTGCAGATGTCCACGCAGAGGAACCATTCCAAACGTATACGCCACTTGATGTTCCAGCAATTAATGTGTTTGTAGTGGCCGCCAATTGCCAACATGTTTGTGGAACAGGTGCGGAGCCATTCAATATCCACGATACGCCGTTAGTAGTGGACTGATATAAATAACCATTTGCGGTCAGCGCATAGAGCGTGTTTCCGATCTGTGCAATACCAATAACGGAAACACCACTTAACGGATTAGTCCAAGTCGCACCTTGATCAGGGGATGCAAATACACCTTGTCCGCTATCTACACCTACGAAAAGTGTCATGCTAAGGGGTTAAACTCCCCTCTTGCTGCGGATTCCAGTTGATCCAATTGTCCTTCGATCATAAGTTTATGCATAGTGTCGTACTGTTTGTTCTCACGTTTGTCTTTCTTCATTTTCTGCATGTTGGACCACATCTCACTGTCAAGCCACGGCAAAATACTCTCGCGTACACTGAGGATGAACTTTGTCTCTTGTTCTTTATCGTTTGCAGTACAGTTGTATATCCATACCTTCTGCTCTGTCGAAAGCGTATCGCCAAAGACATGTCCCACTCCTGCGCTCTTCAGAATACTCCACTGCATGGCGCTGTAACTGTCCACCTGTATGTATTCATAGATCTCGTCGTGCAGAAAGTCGTCCCATTGTCGCAAGATGCCGACATATGCATCAACCAATCTACTGAAGAGCAGCAACTGAATGGTGTTCAGATCAACCTTGGAGCCACCTACTGAAAGAACGCTGCGCTGCAGCAATTCCATCGGTTTCTCCTTACTTGTAACATCAGGCAGAGAAACGCGGAAAACTACAGGAGTTTTGCAGAAGGATGTAGCTGTGAACCTGTGAAACGGGAAATCGGTTAGAACTGGAGGTGCGTTGAAGAAAACCGACTTAGCTATATCTTCATGCTTGAACTGATGCTGGAGGTTGGTTTGCGATTGCGCAGTCAACCCTATGTGTTTGAAATTTCTCAAAGTCGTCAAATCCTTGTTTACATGCACAGACATACGCAGGCTCTGTCTTGACTGGTGCCTCGACTTGTGCCGCGACTGGTGCCTTCACTTGTGCCTGTTGTTGTGGTGCAAAATCAAAGTTCTCTCGATCAATCTTGTCTATGCAATTCGGACAAATGATTTCACCCATGCAATAGTAAAGCTTTTCTGCACCAATGGGCATCGTCAGAGACAGTTCTGCACAGTTCTCACAAAGTAGAGCGCCCTGGAATAACCGAGCTTGCTTGAGCTGCAGACCAGCGTACACGCCATTCAAACGCTCGATAACTATCTGTTCCAGATTCTTGGCCCATATGCGGAGGTACTGCACTGTCGTAAGATTGGCAGTCAACTCTTCATTGAATCGCTGCAACTGCTCGTCTGTAATTAAAACTGAGCTGTCTATCTGATAGATTGAGCGTACAAAAATCTCCAGTTTGAATGCCTGCGAACGAGAAGTCTGTGGAAGCGTATCCAGGTAATCAGCTATGTCCAGCATCTCACCGGCGTTGCATAAGCGCATCTTAAAGATCTTGTTTCTCCACGAGGATCCTTTCCAATCGCGGAAAGGCTTGATCTCTACCAGTCCTGTGTTCCCAAGACTGTTAATGTTCTCCAACTGAGAAAGAAGAGGAGAGGCTGCTTCAAAGATTGTTGGGAGAGGATTTTTCATTGGTGTTTTTCCATGTATTCCTGAATAATATCGAAAGCTTTCGTACGAGAGATGCCACCAAATTGCTGCTGTAACAGTTTAACAGCATGTGACTGTCTTAGTCCCTTACCATCTTTTGCAGCTTCCTGCACTTGGGTATTGAGAAAGTTCAACGCCTGCATCATATCCACAGAGTTATCTGCGTCTTCATTGAATCTAAAATCAGGTTCAACCTCTGGCTTCTTCCCAGTTCCATCCAAATCAAATGGAATATGTGATGACGGGAGTGGATTAGGTGTTCCACTCATGGTGATTTTCATGCTGGGATCGTTAGGCGATTCAAAGAACTTCTTACCTACATCGTCGAATGGATACGCCTGAAGCTTTGCAGTGGGACCAACAGCCATGCGTATCTGTGAAAGCAGCGACTTCCCTACATGCTTACCACGCATCTCCGGATCCGTGATCACGTTGATATCAAATGTATCTGGAGACACTTCAGAATACGTGGCCCAACCAGCTACTTGTTCACCAAACCAAGCGATGATAACCTGATAGTCATCGTTCTTGTAGAAGTTCAAGATATTCCACATTCCAGATCCTGGGAAAAGTGTAAGCGCTTCCAGTTTCTGGTGTAGTTCTGGTGTGATCGCGGCAGCAGAGAGATGCTGAAAGTGCATATCAAGATCCGCTGTCTTAAATATTCTGCGCCAGTTCATGCGGTTGTAAATCTCAACATGTTTAATACAGCATTCTTTCTTCCAGCAGGTATCTCAAAGCAAAAGAAGTTACGCGGTTTCCAGATGTCGATTAGCTCTTGCTCTGTGTATTTGATCTCACCAAGCCATGGATCATTAATAGCAAACTGACCATTGGCGTAAGCATAAGCTACGATCCAGTGTTTGGCACCGCGTGTAAGTGTGCGGACGATGATAACGTTTCCGGCTTCGAGAGACTTGATGAGGTAGTTAACGTTCGGATTAGATGGAATGCGGTAGGTCATGCCTAAGATAGCAAAACCTTTTTCCATCATCTTGTCATCTGTACCTACTGGATAGTGTGTCCCGCAGGTTTCAGCAATGTCTTCAATGGTCTTGTCTGTTCTGACACCAATGAGATCTGCAACCATCTTGATACAGGTAGGTCCGCAGTTGTTACCATCTGTTTGGTACAGATGTTTCATGGAGCTTAAATGATGCGGATCGAGGTCGCCCACATGGTCACATTCTCTGTGACCGTGATGGTGCCTTCTCGAATGGTTTTTGACCAGTTGTTAACCCACACACCAACGTAATGGATGGTACGTGTGTTACCTTGAGGGTTAGTAAGAGTCTCAGTGATGTCAATAGGATCCGTAATCTGCGTAAGATCTTCAAAGGTTTCAAAACCCAAAGCTTCCAACATAGACTTGTCGTATGTCTCAAAACGATCAGCTGTCATCTGGAAGTCCGTACGTCCAGGAACAATCTCAATGGTATCTTGCAGAGGAGCAAACTCAATGCCACGAATACGCTCAAGCTGACGGTTACCTGAAGGATTAAAACCCTGAAGGGTGCCTAAAACGCCTCCAGCCGTACTGGAAATTGTGTACGCGTACGAAACAACGGTGTTGGTGTTAGGAATAAGAGTTGACATGTGATAATCCTTTTATAAGCTTACAGATAAGTTGACAACAAAATATTTAAACGGATATAACGGTTGGAATGAGCACGTTATATCCACCTGACGTGGATCAACAGCGTCTACCACGGCTGTGATAGGAACTTCACCAGTCAGAGGATTGTACGTTTGGCCAACAGCGGCGATATCCTTTGAAGTGACCAGACCGTTCAAACCAGTAAACACAGTATTTTCAACTGAAATTGTAGTAGTTGAGTCTATGACTTTCCCAGTTCCTTGTGTGTAGGTGGACTTCAAAAGATTACGAAGTGTACGCTTCACTAAACGAATCTGAGATACAACAGTCATTTCTGTCGTAAATACAGAAGCTGGGTTGGTAGTAATACCATCTCGAACAGTCATCTGTCCAGCAGTGCTTTCCATAACAAGACAACCACCACCACCGAGCTGATTCTTTTGGAAAGAATTCCACATATCATCCGCGATGGTTAAACCTGAGATCACAAATCCGTTGATAGGATTCGCAAGATGCGGTTGTCCTAAATGCAGCCCACCAACAGCTGCCGCAAGAAAGTTTGCATCAAGATTCATTGTGGAACCAGCTTGATTCACACGCGTACAGAGAGATGGTACAACATAAATCATGTTGGAGTTATTAAGTGAATTAGCGCGATACAAATATGTACCAGGTGTGCTTGTGTCGCCAATACCAGTATCGGAAGCTGCTGTGTTGATACCATCAGATGCTGTAAAATTGCTTGGTGAACCTGAAATCAGACCACGCTCTTTGTTGTTGTTATTCATCGTCTGCACATGTGTATAAGCATATGCAAGAACTGCTTCTTGCTGTGCTTTAGTAACAGATCCAGAAGGAAACACACAAACAATGTATTCAATGTTGGTCTTGGTCTGCAGCTTATCAATCGCAGAGAAATAATTTGATTGATTGAAACTACTTCCTGTAGTCTGCACAATCATAACAGCAGGAGAACCGTTTCCTATTACGAGACTACCAGCAATTGAAAGAATTCCGTTAGTGTTGTTCTCGTTTCCAAACGTATTATAAAGTGTCTGAGGAGCGCTAAAGATTGTAGGAGAATACTGCGACGTTGGAACATTGTACGTGTATGTTGCATAATAAATTGAATTGTTAGCCGGAATATCAGCACCCGTAACAGATCCTGCATTAAAAGGCCACGTAATAGAACCATTGGTTGCAACTGAAGCGGATGCAGGATTAAAAAGTGTGTTCGCTTGCTGTGCGCCTCCAACTGCGGTTCGATTTGCTCCAACAAGACTGCCAGAAACAATTCCAGGAGTCGTTGAAAACTGTGTGACTGTCACACCACTTGAAGGATAAACCGAAAGATAGTCTACACCAACAGATCCAGAACTACGTGTCACAGCTTCATCGGTAATAGTGATCGTAGTCGGTCCGAGACCAACAACGGCTACGAGGCGTTGCGTAGCACCCAAATTAACAACAGCAGGTGCTGTAGTTACGTTTACACTTCCGCCAGGAGGTTGGTAGTTAATCATATCTTTATCCTTTGTTAATGTGCTTTTTCTTCAAATTCGTGGGGAACACCCATACAAAATTATAGGTTTATTCCTACGGAATTGTAATAGTTGGATCATAAAATTCAGTAACTGTCTGCTCAATGTTCAACAAGGCCAGTTCTGCGAAGTCTTGATGCCACTCGGTAAACAGGCTTACACTGATGGGAATAACGAAAATATTGTCATTATCACCGCGTTTTCGCACTTCTACACCACCCTGCTGTACGGTTCGGATGTAAATACCCTTTGCTGTCAATTCACCAACAAAATTGGTTAAAGCCGTTCCTGGTGCTGTTCCCAGCGTCATACCGTTTGAAGCAGCGCTCGTACGGTTAATTTGGGCGTGTTTAGCCAACATCAGGTACTGAGCTGACAACTCTGCCAGATTGTAGGCATCTGCAGTCTGGTTCTTCGCCATGCACCGGATCGTGATGTTAGGCTCAAAGTTCCCACCCAGGCGGTAAAATACAGGCAGAACCCAGTTTCCAACTACACTTCCTGAATAATACGCTGCGCCACCACCGGTGGTATTGTACTGATACCGGAGTTGCACAACTGGATCGACCGCAAGGTAGTAAGTGCTTCCGGTTGATACCTGAAGCGTCACATAGTAATCAAACCCACCAAGAGAACCTGTTGGGAAGAACTCAGCATATCCCATCGTAAAGCCAGTGTCTAATGATCCTGGGAGAGAAGCGGAGGCTACAACTGTTGGAGCCGTGGTGTAATTGCTGTACAGCGTAGCTGTGATTGTATCACCACCATTAAACTGTCCTGTCCACGCATAGCTCAATTGCAGACCACGGAAACCTTGAGTTAAGGCTGACGCTGGTATCTGCTGCCCAAAGGTAGTGGTATTCGTCAGTGTAACATAGCTTAAGGCGTTCACACCCAGTGGTGCAAAATCATCTGTCACGGTTCGTACGATGCTGTTGATCGCAGCATTGGAGTACATACCACCAGAACCATTTACTGTGATTACAGGATAGCGCTCGTTCTCTTCAAAGAACTGCTCGAAGACCAACTGCTGAGATCCGGAGGGGAAGGTGACTAAGCGGATGTCGTCATTCTGCCAGGACTGATTGTACGTGAAGACACGGCGCAGATAGTCCACGGTAGTGTCCACGATGTATTTACTTAAGCGCCATTGCATGTTAGGAAGACTCTCTCTTGCTTGTCGCTAAAAAGTATTCCAATGGCTCTATCCAATTTACTCCGCTGTTGCTTTGTTCTATGTAGCGTAGTACCACTACCAAAGTAGTTTTATCAATTTTTGTTGTTACAGAGGGTGTTGTACTCTCTATCATGCAATCAGAATACTGACCAACGTAGCAAATCTCTTCCTTTGTTGTACCATAGTACCATATCTCCCCAACAACAGGCATGTTTGGATCCCGCGCTTTCCAGCTAAGTGTCTCACGCCATTGCATTAGGTTGCACCACTGTATCGTGTTTGGCGTTCATAAAGATCCAAAAAGTCTTTTTCATTGATGTCGAGGTTTCCAGATTGGCCCACGTGTTTCGCGTTCATAAAGATCCAAAAAGTCTTTTTCATTGATGTCGAATTTTCCAGATTGTCCCAGGCGTCTGATGCTAACGGAGTTATCAGAATATACACAACATATCTTTACAAGAAATGTAGGATCCCTCTTCAATCGCCATATATCATAAATATGTGGCTTATCTGGAAATCTTTTCCAGCTAAGTGTCTCACGCCATTGCATTAGGTTGCACCACTGTATCGTGTTTCGCGTTCATAAAGATCCAAGAAGTCTTTTTCACTGATGTCGAAATTTATAGTCTGTCCCAGTTTTCTAATGTTAACAGAACAACCATCTGAGTACAACCAACGTATCTCCACACGAAATGTGGGATCCATCTTTTTGTGCCATATGTCATACCGATGTGGCTTATCTGGAAATCTTTTCCAGCTAAGTGTTTCTCTCCAGTTCATTCTGAGACCTTTTTCACAAATTTCTCCCAACCTACAATTGGAAAGGCCATAAAAGTCTTGCCAAAGTGTGTACTAAAGTAATCTCTACGCACACCATCTACAACGCCAATGTGTTCTCTTAAATAGTTTGCAAAGCTTGGATGCCACCAAAATTGTTGCGTAAAGTATTGTTTATACTCTTCTATGTCACCTATGAACTTTATGTGATCACCACACTCCAGTGTTCTGTTTTTCCAGCTGAATGTTTCTCTCCAGTTATTCATATAGGAAAGTCATCCTTTTTCTCCAAGAACTTTTGCCAACCCTGCACAGGAAAGGGAGACCAAGCAGAACCTATATCGTAAAATTCAACCCAGAATATAGGAGCACCATTTTTATCTTGCTCATCTTTTCCCTGTGGTTCTCGCACTATACCAAGATCACCCAAACACAACTGACCTGCATTTTCTCTTTCCATTGGCATAGCGTTTGCAACCCAATTAAGATAGTCTTGTGCGCTATCACTGTCCACACCAAAGCGAACGCATGTATCACCAACAAGACCTTCTTCCAAAGATCTCCAGCTGAATATTCTACGCCAGTTACTTTGCATCTGGTGTGTCAGGTGTATCTGATTTACCATCAACGTACTTGGCATGTGCTGACTGAGCTGCACGAATTCCAAGGATCGCCAAGATTGTGAACTCCCAATTTCCGCTGATATCTGGCATTGAGTCTGTCTTGAGTGCAACCTTTAAGAATACGAAACAGAATGCACCTACAACCAAAATTGCCAAGAGGTTTTTATGATCTGTGTCGTGGTTGTCTATGATAGGCAGAGCTTTGTTGTCGTCTGAGTCAAAGAATGATTTAAACCACTCAATCTGTTTGGTGATGTACGTGATAAACGCTTTCATTGTTTGTTCTCCTTGTGCATTTCTTTTAGAAAATCAGGTAGATACTCAAAGTATTTCTGGTGCTTATACTCACCGGTGTAAGCAACAACCGGTGAGTCTGGTGTTAGCGGAACAGAACTGATAACATTTGAGCAATCTTGTGATGGAAACTTTGGACAATCTTTCAATAGACCTACGAATGTGACTGTGTATCCTGCGCCGTTTGTGTATACTTTCCAGATCTCACCTACCTTAACCTGGTGAAGCAGATTCTTCCAACTGAATGTCTGTCTCCAGTTATTCAAACGTGTGCCCTTTTTCCCGCATATTGTCTTTGGTGAATTTGGTGTCGTTGTGCGTCTCAAGTGAATATGTTTTCACTCCCGACATAACATCAACATGCTCGTACCACACTATTGCATAACAGGTTCCGGTAAGACGATCTTCAATCTGAACACTGTGCCAATCATCAAGGCCAACCTCTGGTGAACTTAAGTCAAGCGCTTCTGCTACACGCAGAGCATCTTTGAATCTATGGAAGACTCCAAGTTCCTCGTGCATATCTATCTGATGTGGATACACTTCACCAGACCAATTAAAATCATTACTTTCGTCTGAATCTTTGTTCGTGTAGAACTGATTGGATTTAGACACCCAGTATTTATTCGGTAACTCTCCATCACCGACTTGTGGTTCAAGAGGCTTCCATGCAGTCTTATGTAGTGATGCTTCTGCTGAGTCAGGTATAGCATGAATGTATTCTACAGGCTCAATACCAAAATGCGTTGCGGATCTATTTGAGGAATTTACAGAATACGCTCTGTTTCTACAATAACTTTCAAATTCTGTTATAGCATCACTTTTTGATCCTGCCCAAATACATCTAACAAATCCATCTGCGTCTGTTATGCTTAGAACAACACCATACAGAGGGATGTGCTGCTCTTCGTATTTAGTGCATTTTACCAACCACCCTGGAGCAGGATATGCCGGTGTGGACTTCCACGATAATGTAGTGCGCCAGTTAGACATTGAGGTTCACATGCACACAATCGTTTACTTTTTCCAGGGTCAGGCTGTGAATATTACCAATACCCTGACGCAGCGCACCTTCCATAATCAGATAACGTCTTTCCAAATCTTCGCTGGTACCCCCGCCAATATCATAGCAATTGCCTGTTGCATGATTGGTCTGATTGATCGGCTTTCCTTTCATCTGAATGCCTACTGCATCTGTGTAGTCTTCGAGCACAATAGCCTGAAAACATGGGTTTATGATCACACCTTTGTTCAGCAAATGGCTCCACGTACGCTGCCACCAGTACACCTTCGCCAAGCCAAAGTTCGTGTAGATATCGTCTGGCGCATCTACAAACACATCCGGCGCTGAAGCGTTAGCTAATCCATCCACAAACTCAGGGAAGAGATTGGCTATACCTTCTTTTTGTGCATAGTACAGGATAGCCTCGTGTAGCTGGGCCTCTGGTGTGCGTATTCCTGATGTCACTTCACTGGGAAGTGTGGCAAACAGTGGACGCACAGCAGTGATACTGTCTTCAATCTTCTGGTTCAGGACGACTGTAGAACGTACTGAAAGGTTTGTATCTTGTAGGTTAAAGTCACTCATTTGGTTTTACCTTCTGGTTGTGTTTCAAAAAGTCTTCATCAAGATATTCGCAGTAATACAACGAATTTGAATGCTGATATTGTGAGTAATACACCACAACAATTGCTTTAGGATTAGGTGTGGTAAATGGACCACCTTCAACAGCATATAAATCCGCTTGACCGATGTGATCGTAGGAAAACCCATCAAAAGGACCAACATATTTTATGAGATCCTTGCTAAGGCCATCTGTCAAGGTCTCACCCACATGTGGCATACCATCTTCAACAATAGGCTTCCAACTCAATATCTGTCTCCAGTTATTCCTCATAATTTACAGGCTTTTCTTTCTGAAAAGTTGCAGTAAACTCTTCCACAGTGTCCCAGAGTTCCCCTCCAAAATCTTCAGATATAAAGATCAACATAGGAGTCTGTGAAGGTACATCTGATACAAGTGTATCGTTGGTATTGCACACTACATTATGGTATTCTTCTGGACAATCTCGTTTTAAACCAACCCACACAACCTTACAGGAATATGTAGCTTCGTACCTGGTATTTCTCCACCAAGTCTCACCTGCCTGTACAGGAAACATCCGTTGCCTCCAGCTCAATTTCTCTCTACAGTTATTAAGCACGTTGGTTCCATCCTGCGTGATCAATCTCATACGTCTTAAACCATATGCATTCCTTCATCTTGGGGAACTGAACAGCCACCGCATCGTGCTCTTTGTCTATACGCAGAACCTTACCCAACACCTGCTCCTTCTTAAGCTTGTTGATCACAGGAGCCAGCGAGTATGTTTGCGTCTCCGCGTAATGGAATCTCTCCAGACCCTGCTTGATTTTAACGAATGCATTCTGATTAAACATGGTGTTAGTTCCTGTGGTGCAGAAGGAATGAAACAATTTCGTACAAGTGTGCCTCGCTTAGATATTTACCATTGAATGACTTGCGGACAGCTTTCGTAGTGTTCTGCAGGCATCTGAACAGAGACACAATGTTGGACTCATCTGAGTATTTGTAGATGCTCATTCGTTCACACGCTCATAACATGTTAAAAATTGTTTTAGAAGTCTTGAAAAGTGAACTCTGTAAGACTCTGGTAGTATAACACCATGCAATTTGTAACCACTAAATCCCACAATACCATCTTCAAACGTAGTTACTATCACGCGCCAATCTTGGTTATCACGTGTAAATGTTGGACTGTAACGCCAAATGGAACCAACTGTCACTCCAGTCTGAGGCTTCCAACTCAATGTCTGTCTCCAGTTAGACTGTGGCATACGGAATGTTATATCGTGAATCTGTTGGCTCGATGTAATTCAGCTTGAAGCGCTGAGACATTAGCGTTCCCTGCATCATGCTGTCCTGCTTGTTCACAATCTCGAAACGCTGTTCTTGAGCTGTCGGATTGAGTACAGACGTAACCACAAGGATGTCGAATGTGTGTACATAGGGTGTCCAGATCATCCAGCTGTTCTCATCCTGCAGCTTGACCTTACCTTCTTCATTGATCGTAAGAGTAGCTGTGACTAATGGCATGCGCACAAGGATCTGATTAACACCGTGGAACTTGTCTTGAGAAGAATTGAGATACTGACTCCATCCAAACAGACTCTGATCCACACCCTCTCCGCGCTTGATGCTCTCGATACTGATCTGTGACTCCATTGTGGTGTAGAAGTATGTGATCGTATGACCTGTGGGATTGTACCCAGGTGCCAAAACCACTTCTACTTGACCGTTCGCCAGATCATAACGCTTCACAACAGCAAATTCGTTTGGGTTCACCAAGTCGTTTGGATCCAGAACTCTGACCGCTTGGACACCATCAATATTTACAGTAAAAGTGCCGATTCCGCCATTTGTATAAGGTCTGAGGTCTGGTGAACCCACACCACCTGACCAGATGATTGACCGGTAATTTGGAGTGGTGACGTAGTAACTTGTAAGCGTACCTGCAGGAGACTGTGCGCTGCCAATGGTACTTCCAGAAGGATTCTGAATCAACAGATAGCACGGTGTAGGTGATATACGGCTGGTAATCTCTAACGATTCCTTGGCGTACGCGATGATGTCTGGTTCAATACCCAGATCATAGTCGTACTCTCCTATTTGTGGTCCCTTAAGCAATGTCTACATGTCCTATCTTATGATACTGTTCTACAAATGCAGGGATGTCCCACTTGCAGTCAAACCACCATTCACCTGCTCGTATTGGATACTCCGGCAGAGCCTTCCAACTCAATGTCTTCCTCCAATTACTCACCGCTGAACAGTTTCTTCCAGAATGCAAGTGTTGTGATGTCCAGGAACGTCAGCTTCTTTTGTG